GTCGAGGCTGCTCGCGCCGCCGCAGACAGTGGTGATTTTGCGTTGTATATCAGCGCGCAGGGTGGGGCAAATGTCCCGCGCGATTGTCAGACTGTCAGGGTCGCCCGTAGCCCGTCGGATGAAGTTAACGAGTACGAGGAAGAAGTCGAGAGAGTGGTCGGCATTTACGCGCCGCATCTCGGCGCGCGTCATATTCATATCACCAGAACGACGGACTGGCGCATTGTGCCGAAAGTGCCGGTCGTTGAGCCTTTGACTTTAAAAAGCGGCATCGCCGCGCCTCGGAGTCCTGTCAATAACTGTGGAAAGTTCACCGGCGGTGACGTTCCGGTTATGCACCCTACACCGTCTGAGCATGCCGCAGCGGTGTTAAATCTGGTTGATAGTGGTGTTATCGGATGGGATGACCCGGAAGTTGTGACGGTGCTCAGGAGTGCATTAAAACATGGTGCACCGAGACCGAATTGGCAACAAAGAAACTGCGAACCATTAAAACCGTACCAGATAGCGCCATCAGGGCGGATGACAAAGGCTGAACGTTCGCAGATTCCACGCATCCATTTCGAGCTGGCACTAATTGGTAAAACCTATCAATAGTGATTTAATGAAATTTCGGAGTCATAAATATTGTGTATTTAACTAGATGATTGCAATATAAGTGCTTATTATTTATGCGATTATAGCCATAACGGAGCTGAGTATGAGTGTTGCAAGGCATCATCATTTTTTATCCCAATGTTATTTGAAAGGGTTTACAAGTAATGGGGGGAAAAAATCAAAATTAACTGTAATAGATTTAAAGGAGCGCAAAACCTTTGAGAGTAATACTCGCAATGTCGGGGGGGTTAGAGATTTCAACCGATTAGAATTGGATGGAGTTGACCCAAACTATCTCGAGAGTTCTCTTGCAGAGTTTGAAGGCAGTGTCGCTACTCATTTAAGAAAACTTGAGGAGGGGGGCGAGTTTTCAGGCGAAACCAAAGATGTTATTCTGGAGTTTATTTCCTTATTGGCAATACGTACGCCTGCTCAGCGAGAACATTTATCATCTCCATTGAAACAAATAGCAAAGTTTATCATGAAATCCTCAGTTAGTTCGGCTGAGCGTTGGGACGATTGCAAATTAGCTTATGAGAAAGAAATGGGTGAGTCTTTGCCATATGATCTCGCTTACGAAAAAATTAAAAATTTTGTGGATGGGGATAATTTCGAAATCAATGTAATCAGAGAGTTCATGATAGATATGGAAATGAAATGTGTACCTGTTATCACCAAGTTGTTGCATCAACGCAACTGGTCACTTATGACCATATCTGATGGGCAAGGGTCATTTATAACTTCAGATAACCCAGTTTGCTTAATGTGGACTAATCCTGAATTAGCACGAGGCCCTTATTCCCCCGGGTTTGGTGTAAAAGACACTTTAGTTTTGTTCCCAGTATCAAAAAACCTTCTTTTGGCGGGCGAGTTTGATGGTCATGAGGGTGTATTCAGTTGTAATGAGGAGCAGGCTGCGGTCTTCAATACTTCAGTCATTCGGCATACCGCAGAAAGAATATTTTCATCTAATGATAATTTCAAATTTTTAGACTCATCTAAAAAAATGAAGCAAGGCAAAAGCCTGGTTTGATAGCGGTTTTTCTATGATTTTACTAGGAGAATTCTACCCTTAATCAGTGTGTTTAAAATGATTAATTGTCATAACATTTTTTCATTTTTAGGTGTGCCTAGAAATGCATTCAATTGCATGCGTTTTCCTCCCCTGTTGCGTCTGAGCGCCACCAGTGCCGGCGCGCCTCCGGTGTATTCGTGCACCTGCATTAAAACCGACCCATAAAGCGGGCGGGCGAGGCGGGGAAAGCACTGCGCGCTGGCGGTGGTGCTGATTTTATTTTTTCAGCGTCTGAGCGCGTCGTGATGGCGTTTAGATTGTTCGCCGGGGCCGTTGGTGTGTCTGCGGGGTGTTTTGTGCGGTGGTGAGCGTATGAGGGCGTGATGACGGGGTGTAAAAAAGCCGCCCGCAGGCGGCGATGTTCAGCTGTTGTCAGTGTCCAGTGAGTAGTTTTTAAAGCGGATGACTTCCTGGCCGAGCCAGCCGTTTATCTCGCGGATCCTGTCCTGTAGCGGGATAAGCTCATTGCGGACAAAGACCTTTGCCACTTTCTCAATATCGCCCAGCGACCCGACGTTCTCCGGCTTGCCGCCCATCAACTGAAAGGGGATGCGGTGCGCGTCCAGCAGGTCAGCGGCGCTGGCTTTTTTGATATTAAAAAAATCGTCCTTCGTTGCCACTTCACTGAGCGGGATAATTTTAATGCCGTCGGCTTTCCCCTGTGGGGCATAGAGAAACAGGTTTTTAAAGTTGTTGCGGCCTTTCGACTTCACCATGTTTTCGCGGAGCATTTCGATATCGTTGCGATCCTGCACGGCATCGGTGACGTACATGATGTATCCGGCATGTGCGCCGTTTTCGTAATACTTGCGGCGGAACAGCGTGGCCGATTCATTCAGCCAGGCAGAGTTAAGGGCGCTGAGATATTCCGGCAGGCCGTACAGCTCCTGATTAATATCGGGCTCCAGCAGGTGAAATACGGAGCCGGGCGTGAAAGGTGTCGGCTCGTTGAAGGACGGTACCCACCAGTAAACATCCTCCTCCACACCACGGCGGGTATATTTTGCCGGTGAGGTTTCCAGTCTGATGACCTTACCGGTGGTGCTGTATCGCTTTTCCAGAAACGCATTACCGAACACCAGAAAATCCAGCACAAAGCGGCTGAAATCCTGCTGGGAAAGCCACGGATGCGGGATAAATGTCGAGGCCAGAATATTGCGTTTAACGTAAATCGGTGAGCTGTGATGCACGGCAGCACGCAGACTTTTTGCCAGACCGGTAAAGCTGACCGGTGGCTCATACCATCTGCCGTTACTGATGCACTCGACGTAATCCAGAATGTCACGGCGGTCGAGTACCGGCACCGGCTCACCAAAGGTGAATGCCTCCATTTTCGGGGCGCTGGCGGTCATTTTTTTTGCCGCAGGTTGCGGTGTTTTCCCTTTTTTCTTGCTCATCAGTAAAACTCCAGAATGGTGGATGTCAGCGGGGTGCTGATACCGGCGGTGAGTGGCTCATTTAACAGGGCGTGCATGGTCGCCCAGGCGAGGTCGGCGTGGCTGGCTTCCTCGCTGCGGCTGGCCTCATAGGTGGCGATGCGTCCGCTGCTGGTCATGGTCTTGCGGATAGCCATAAACGAGCTGGTGATGTCGGTGGCGCTGACGTCATATTCCAGACAGCCACGGCGGATAACGTCTTTTGCCTTGAGCACCATTGCGGTTTTCATTTCCGGTGTGTAGCGGATATCGCGCGCGGCAGGATAGAACGAGCGCACGAGCTGGAACACGCCGACACCGAGGCCGGTGGCATCAATACCGATGTATTCGACGTTATATTTTTCGGTGAGTTTGCGGATGGATTCAGCCTGGGTGGCAAAGTCCATGCCTTTCCACTGGTGACGCTCAAGTATTCTGAATTTGCCACCGGCCACCACCGGCGGTGCCAGCACCACGCATCCGGCACTGTCGCCACGGTGTGACGGGTCGTAACCAATCCATACCGGGCGGGAGCCGAACGGATTGGCGGCAAAGGGTGCATAGTCTTCCCATTCTTCCAGCGTGTCGACCATGCAGCGTTGCAGCTCCTCGAACGGGAACACCGATGCCTTGTCGTCAACAAATTCACACATGAACAGGTTTTTAAAATCGTCGGCGCTGTTTTCGCGTTTGAGCTGCTCAATGTCGAACAGCGTGCAGCCGCCTTTCAGGGCGTCCTCAATGGTGACAATCTGCCGCCACTGGCCGTCCGCACAGAGAAGACCTCCGGCAAGGGCGTTATGACTGACGTCGATTTCCACGCGTTCGGCGGCGCTGGCGCGTCCCCGGTTGAACAGTTCACCCGACCAGAACGGGTAGGCGTCGTGCGCCAGCGTGGACGGGGTGGAGAAATAGGTCGAGCGCAGGTGGCTCTGTGAGGCCATACCTGATGCCACCTTACGCAGTACCTGAAAATTCGGGATCCAGAAAATCTCATCGACGTACAGGTCGCCGTTATGGCTCTGTGCGGTGTTGGAGTTGGTGCCGAGAAAAATCAGTTTTGCGCCGTTATTGCCCAGGACAATCGGGTCACCGGTAAGGTCAACGTCAACCAGACGGGCAAAGGCGATGATGTATTCACGGAACACATACGCCTGCGTTTTACTGGCCGACAGAAAAATCTGGTTATGGCCGGTTTTCAGGGCGCGCAGCAGCGCCTCGCGGGAAAAATAAAACGTCGCGCCAATCTGGCGGGATTTCAGGATATCGCGGATGCGGTGCTCAAGCCCGGCGCGATACCAGTGCAACTGATAGTCGAAAGACTGCTCAAAGAAAATCTGCTCCAGCTTTTCGATGGCCTCGTCACTGAAAAAATTCTTTTTCGGTTTGCGACGCCCGCCTTTGTTGCGGTTAGCGACGTTCGGATTAAGGTCTGCCTCGTTGCCGGTCTGACTGTAACGGTTGACCCGTGCCAGTCGTTCAATCTGGCGTCCGAGCAGGTCAATTTCCTTGAAGTCACCGCCGGTTTTCTGCGGTTTGATGATGAGCTGGGTCAGCCGCGCTTCCAGACTCATTTCGACACGGCTGATGGGGGCAACGCTGTCCCAGCCGTCGCGCTGCTTCCAGCTCTGCACCGTCGGGCGTTTCATCTGCAACATGGCGGCAATCTGCGGCACGGAAAATCCCTGCCAGTACAGCAGCGCCGCCTGACGACGCGGGTCGTGTAAAAGAGTGGTGTCTGTGGTGATGGTCATGAATACCTCGCCGTGATGAATACACGGCAAGGCTACTGAGTCGCGCCCCGCGATTCGCTAAGGTGCTGTTGTGTCAGTGATAAGCCATCCGGGACTGATGGCGGAGGATGCGCATCGTCGGGAAACTGATGCCGACATGTGACTCCTCTAATCACTATTCAGGACTCCTGACAATGGCAAAAAAAGTCTCAAAATTCTTTCGTATCGGCGTTGAGGGTGACACCTGTGACGGGCGTGTCATCAGTGCGCAGGATATTCAGGAAATGGCCGAAACCTTTGACCCGCGTGTCTACGGTTGCCGCATTAACCTGGAACATCTGCGCGGCATCCTGCCTGACGGTATTTTTAAACGTTATGGCGATGTGGTCGAACTGAAGGCCGAAAAGATTGATGACGATTCGGCGCTGAAAGGCAAATGGGCGCTGTTTGCGAAAATCACCCCGACCGATGACCTTATCGCGATGAACAAGGCCGCGCAGAAGGTCTACACCTCAATGGAAATTCAGCCGAACTTTGCCAACACCGGCAAATGTTATCTGGTGGGGCTGGCCGTCACCGATGACCCGGCAAGCCTCGGCACGGAATACCTGGAATTCTGCCGCACGGCAAAACACAACCCCCTGAACCGCTTCAAATTAAGCCCTGAAAACCTGATTTCAGTGGCAACGCCCGTTGAGCTGGAATTTGAAGACCTGCCTGAAACCGTGTTCACCGCCCTGACCGAAAAGGTGAAATCCATTTTTGGCCGCAAACAGGCCAGCGATGACGCCCGTCTGAATGACGTGCATGAAGCGGTGACCGCTGTTGCTGAACATGTGCAGGAAAAACTGAGCGCCACTGAGCAGCGCCTCGCTGAGGTGGAAACCGCCTTTTCCGCACTTAAGCAGGAGGTGACTGACAGGGCGGATGAAACCAGTCAGGCATTCAGCCGCCTGAAAAACAGTCTCGACAACACCGAAAGTCTGACCCAGCAGCGCCGCAGCAAGGCCACCGGTGGTGGCGGTGACGCCCTGATGACGAACTGCTGACCGGCGTCAGTCAGTCCGGGAAAACCTTCACGATTAACCCTTAATTTCAGGAAAAACTATGCGCCAGGAAACCCGCTTTAAATTTAATGCCTACCTGTCCCGTGTTGCCGAACTGAACGGCATCGACGCCGGTGATGTGTCGAAAAAATTCACCGTTGAACCGTCGGTCACCCAGACCCTGATGAACACCATGCAGGAGTCCTCTGACTTTCTGACCCGCATCAACATTGTGCCGGTCAGCGAAATGAAAGGGGAAAAAATTGGTATTGGTGTCACCGGCTCCATCGCCAGCACCACCGACACCGCCGGTGGCACCGAGCGTCAGCCGAAGGACTTCTCGAAGCTGGCGTCAAACAAGTACGAATGCGACCAGATTAACTTCGATTTTTATATCCGCTACAAAACGCTGGACCTGTGGGCGCGTTATCAGGATTTCCAGCTCCGTGTCCGTAACGCCATTATCAAACGCCAGTCCCTTGATTTAATCATGGCCGGTTTTAACGGCGTGAGGCGTGCCGAAACCTCTGACCGCAGCAGTAACCAGATGCTGCAGGATGTGGCGGTCGGCTGGCTGCAGAAATACCGCAATGAAGCCCCGGCGCGCGTGATGAGCAAGGTTACTGACGAGGAAGGTCACACGACCTCTGAGGTCATCCGCGTGGGTAAGGGCGGTGATTATGCCAGCCTCGATGCACTGGTGATGGATGCGACCAACAACCTGATTGAGCCGTGGTATCAGGAAGACCCTGACCTTGTGGTGATTGTGGGGCGTCAGCTACTGGCGGACAAGTATTTCCCCATCGTCAACAAGGAGCAGGACAACAGCGAGATGCTGGCCGCTGACGTCATCATCAGCCAGAAACGCATCGGTAACCTGCCGGCAGTGCGCGTCCCGTACTTCCCGGCGGATGCGATGCTCATCACGAAGCTGGAAAACCTGTCCATCTACTACATGGATGACAGCCATCGCCGCGTGATTGTGGAAAACCCGAAACTCGACCGCGTGGAGAACTACGAGTCAATGAACATTGATTACGTGGTGGAAGACTACGCCGCCGGTTGTCTGGTGGAAAAAATCAAGGTCGGTGACTTCTCCACACCGGCTAAAGCGACCGCAGAGCCGGGAGCGTAACCGATGACGAGTCCCGCACAGCGCCACATGATGCGGGTCTCGGCAGCGATGACCGCGCAGCGGGAAGCCGCCCCGCTGCGACATGCAACTGTCTATGAGCAGATGCTGGTTAAGCTCGCCGCAGACCAGCGCACACTGAAAGCGATTTATTCAAAAGAGCTGAAGGCCGCGAAAAAACGCGAACTGCTGCCGTTCTGGTTGCCGTGGGTGAACGGCGTGCTGGAGCAGGGCAAAGGTGCACAGGATGACATTCTGATGACGGTCATGCTGTGGCGTCTGGATACCGGCGATATTGCCGGTGCGCTGGAGATTGCCCGTTATGCCCTGAAGTACGGTCTGACCATGCCGGGTAAACACCGCCGCACCCCGCCGTACATGTTCACCGAGGAGGTCGCGCTTGCGGCCATGCGTGCCCACGCTGCCGGTGAGTCTGTGGATACCCGCCTGCTGACGGAGACCCTTGAACTGACTGCCGCTGCTGACATGCCTGATGAAGTGCGCGCAAAGCTGCACAAAATCACCGGTCTGTTTCTGCGTGACGGTGGTGATGCCGCCGGTGCGCTGGCGCACCTGCAACGTGCGACACAGCTCGACTGTCAGGCAGGCGTCAAAAAAGAGATTGAACGACTGGAGCGGGAGCTGAAACCGAAGCCGGAGCCGCAGCCGCAGCCAAAAGCGGCCACCCGTACCCCGCGTAAGACCCGGAGCGTGACACCGGCAAAACGTGGACGCCCGAAAAAGAAAGCCAGTTAACAACCGAATGCGCCCCGCGCCAGGGCGGCACGCCGGTCAGTGAGGGTGAATCATCTGACACTGCACCGGCGTCCACCGCCCGACTTTTCAGAGGTAGTCATGATGACGCTGATTATTCCGCGAAAGGAGGCTCCCGTGTCCGGTGAGGGTACGGTGGTCATCCCGCAACCGGCAGGCGACGAGCCGGTGATTAAAAACACGTTCTTTTTTCCCGATATCGACCCGAAGCGCGTCCGGGAACGTATGCGCCTTGAGCAGACTGTCGCCCCCGCCCGTCTGCGTGAGGCCATCAAGTCAGGCATGGCGGAAACAAATGCGGAGCTGTACGAGTACCGCGAACAGAAAATTGCCGCCGGTTTTACGCGTCTGGCGGACGTCCCGGCGGACGACATCGACGGTGAAAGCATCAGGGTTTTTTACTACGAGCGCGCCGTGTGTGCGATGGCGACCGCGTCGCTGTATGAGCGTTATCGCGGCGTGGATGCCAGTGCGAAAGGCGACAAGAAGGCTGACAGCATTGACAGCACCATTGATGAGCTGTGGCGGGATATGCGCTGGGCGGTGGCGCGCATCCAGGACAAGCCGCGCTGCATCGTGAGTCAAATCTGATGAAGACCTTTGCGCTACAGGGCGACACGCTCGACGCCATTTGTGTCCGGTATTACGGGCGCACTGAGGGCGTGGTTGAGACCGTGCTCGCCGCAAATCCGGGACTGGCTGAACTGGGCGCGGTGCTGCCGCACGGCACCGCCGTCGAACTGCCCGACGTTCAGACCGCGCCCGTGGCTGAAACTGTCAATCTGTGGGAGTAACGCATGACAGCAGAAGAAAAAAGCGTCCTGTCGCTTTTCATGATTGGGGTGCTGATTGTTGTCGGCAAGGTGCTTGCCGGTGGTGAACCCATCACCCCGCGTCTGTTTATCGGGCGCATGTTGCTCGGTGGTTTTGTCTCGATGGTTGCCGGTGTTGTTCTGGTGCAGTTTCCTGACCTGTCATTGCCTGCGGTGTGCGGCATCGGCTCCATGCTGGGTATCGCCGGTTATCAGGTGATTGAGATTGCCATTCAGCGCCGCTTTAAGGGCAGGGGGAAACCGTAATGCCGGTTATTAACACGCATCAGAATATCGCCGCCTTTCTCGACATGCTGGCCGTGTCCGAAGGGACGGCGAACCATCCGCTGACGAAAAACCGGGGCTATGACGTGATAGTCACCGGACTGGACGGAAAGCCGGAAATTTTCACCGACTACAGTGACCACCCGTTCGCACATGGCCGACCGGCGAAGGTGTTTAACCGTCGCGGTGAAAAATCCACGGCCTCCGGTCGCTATCAGCAGCTTTACCTGTTCTGGCCGCATTACCGCAAACAGCTTGCCCTGCCGGATTTCAGTCCGTTGTCACAGGACAGACTCGCCATTCAGTTGATCCGCGAACGCGGTGCGCTGGATGACATCCGGGCGGGACGTATTGAGCGCGCCATTTCACGCTGTCGCAATATCTGGGCGTCCCTGCCGGGTGCCGGTTACGGTCAGCGTGAGCATTCACTGGAAAAACTGGTCACCGTCTGGCGTACCGCTGGCGGCGTACCGGCTTAAACGGAGTAAACACCATGAAGAAATTATCCCTTTCACAGATGCTGAACGTGTCGCTGGCGCTGATGCTGGCACTGTCCCTGATTTACCCGCAGAGCGTGGCCGTCAATTTTGTCGCCGCCTGGGCGATTCTGGCGACGGTTATCTGTGTGGTTACCGGTGGTGTCGGGGTGTATGCCACTGAGTATGTGCTGGAACGCTACGGGCGGGAGCTGCCTCCGGAATCGCTGGCCGTGAAGATTGTCACGTCGCTGTTTTTGCAGCCGGTGCCGTGGCGCAGACGGGCGGCGGCTCTGGTGGTGATGGTGGCGACGTTTATCGCGCTGGTCGCTGCCGGGTGGATTTTTACCGCGCTGATTTATCTTGTGGCGTCGGTGTTCTTCCGGCTGATACGTACGGCCTGCCGTCAGCGTTTTGAGGGGCGGGAACCATGTCAAAGCTGATGATTGTGCTGGTTGTGTTGTTATCACTGGCGGTGCCGGGGCTGTTTCTGGTGAAGCATGAAAATGCCAGCCTGCGCACCTCACTGGACAGGGCGAACAGCGTCGCCAGCGGGCAGCAGACGACCATCACCATGCTGAAAAATCAGCTTCATGTTGCACTCACCAGGGCAGACAAAAACGAGCTGGCGCAGGTGGCACTGCGTCAGGAACTGGAGAACGCCGCGAAGCGTGAAGCACTGCGCGAGAAAACCATCACGAGGTTACTTAATGAAAACGAGGATTTCCGCCGCTGGTATGGCGCTGACCTGCCTGATGCTGTGCGCCGGTTGCACCAGCGTCCGGCCTGCACTGACGCCAGTGATTGTCGCCAACGCCTGCCCGAAAGTGAGCCTTTGCCCGATGCCGGGCAGTGACCCGCAGAAGAACGGCGATTTAAGTGCCGATATCCGGCAGCTTGAGAACGCGCTGGCACGCTGTGCCAGCCAGGTAAAAATGATTAAACACTGTCAGGACGAAAACGATGCTCAAACCCGACAGCCTGCGCAGGGCGCTGACTGATGCCGTCACGGTGCTGAAAACTAACCCCGATATGCTGCGGATATTCGTGGATAACGGGAGTATTGCCTCCACACTGGCGACGTCGCTGTCGTTCGAAAAGCGTTACACGCTCAATGTCATTGTGACCGACTTTACCGGTGATTTTGACCTGCTCATCGTGCCGGTGCTGGCGTGGCTGCGGGAAAATCAGCCCGACATCATGACCACCGACGAAGGCCAGAAAAAGGGCTTCACGTTTTATGCAGACATCAACAATGACAGCAGCTTTGATATCAGCATCAGCCTGATGCTGACCGAGCGCACGCTGGTCAGTGAGGTGGACGGCGCGCTGCATGTGAAGAATATCCCGGAACCTCCGCCGCCGGAGCCGGTCACCCGCCCGATGGAGCTTTATATCAATGGCGAACTGGTGAGTAAGTGGGATGAATGAGTTTAAGCGTTTTGAAGACAGGCTGACCGGACTGATTGAGTCGCTGTCACCGTCAGGGCGTCGGCGACTGAGCGCCGAACTGGCGAAACGTCTGCGTCAGAGTCAGCAGCGTCGGGTGATGGCACAGAAAGCCCCGGACGGCACACCCTACGCACCACGCCAGCAGCAGAGCGCCAGAAAAAAGACCGGTCGCGTTAAGCGAAAAATGTTTGCGAAACTTATCACCAGTCGTTTTTTGCATATCCGCGCCAGCCCTGAACAGGCATCAATGGAGTTTTACGGCGGGAAGTCACCGAAAATAGCCAGTGTGCATCAGTTCGGTCTGTCGGAAGAAACCCGGAAAGACGGTAAGAAAATTGAATATCCGGCGCGTCCTCTGCTCGGCTTTACCGGTGAGGATGTGCAGATGATTGAAGAGATTATCCTGGCTCACCTGAATCGTTAGCTTTAATCATCTGAGAATATAAGATAGAAATCAATTGATTAGCATAATTTATTTTGAATTTTCATGTTAATAAATAAAAGGCCAGTTATTGGCCTTTTATCATTACTTTCCATTTTTTAATGAATTGATTAACGATGCTATTTGCTCAATGCCATCAAATGTAGATGGTATCTTATCATCGGATAGCATGATGTTTGAAAATACTACGTCTTCGAATTTTGAAAGCGCTTCCGGATTGTTTTTCCTTATCTCTGAGGAATAGTCGCTATAACTCTGAATGAACTGACAAAGGCTCTTTCTGAGTTCTATTTGCATAATCTGAGTTCGTAACGATATATGATTTAGCAGTACAACTCTAAAGTAATACATGAAAATCAATGTAACTGATGCAAAAGGTAGTGCTGACATAAAATATGTGGCAGCATTTGTCGTTTCGAGAGCTGGTAATTTATGCATTCCATAGTATATCAGCGGGGAGGGAATGATTATAGCCAAGATGATAAGAATTATTCTTGATAGCATGATTTCACTTTCTTTCTTTTTGCCAAGTGAATTAAAGCCTTCAAACAATCCAACAAAATTAAATGCGACCTCATACCCTTTTAATGACTCTTTGATTGACTCTATTTTGGCATGTTGCTCCTTTAAGAAGGAGTCGCACTTTTCGAAAAATTGACGCCCTTCGTTTAAACTATCAATGTATTTTTTATATGTGTCAACATTGCTGGAGCTTAAAACTTCTTTAACCATTGCTAATGGCAGTTATCTAAGAGAAAAGTCTATCTGTGCTCTGCTCCGCTCATCGAATTCATTATAGTTATACAGAGCAAAATCCTTGATGGTTCTTAGTGGTGAAAAGTGAGACTCTATTTCCGGAGAGAGAATGCTTGGTTCAATGATAAATCTAAAAAAGCAAGTGAATATAAGGTTGATGCTGTTGTTATCTTCTCCCTTTTCTCTTAAGAAACTTTTAAAGGTGTCGCCAATCATAGCAATGTTGTACTGGGATTTTTTGTCCCAATCTTCAGGGTTTTCGGAAATGAAGTTTATTGCTTGAGCAATTATTTTGTTTCTGCTTGATTCAAAGTTTGTGCCGGGAGTCAGCGTGTTCAAAAAGACCAGATAATCTTTGAACAATTCTTTCATTGTTTCTGACGAGAAAAAGTAAGTACTCATAATGGATTTTGTTGTCCCTTGTTGTTCTGTGCACCAGAAATCGTGGTGTGATTTACTTCGAGATTGTACAGAATCATTATTATCGAATGAATGCACAATACAATGAAATTCTTCGCTTTATACGCAATATGATTCGCACTGGCATTATCGTCGAAACCGACCTTAATGCCGGTCGCTGCCGTGTGCAGACCGGCGGCATGTGCACCGACTGGCTTCAGTGGCTGACCCATCGCGCCGGTCGTTCGCGCACATGGTGGGCACCTTCCGTGGGGGAACAGGTGCTGATTCTGGCCGTGGGCGGTGAACTCGACACGGCGTTCGTTCTGCCGGGGATTTATTCCGGCGATAACCCCGCGCCGTCGGCGTCGGCGGATGCCCTGCATATCCGTTTCCCTGACGGGGCGGTGATTGAGTATGAACCTGAAACCAGTGCACTCACGGTAAGCGGAATTAAAACGGCCAGCGTGACGGCTTCTGATTCTGTTACTGCCACGGTGCCGGTGGTCATGGTGAAAGCATCAACCCGCGTCACCCTGGACACACCGGAGGTGGTCTGCACCAACAAGCTGATTACCGGCACGCTGGAAGTGCAGAAGGGCGGGACGATGCGCGGCAACATTGAACACACCGGCGGTGAACTTTCATCAAACGGGAAGGTACTGCATACCCATAAACACCCCGGCGACAGCGGCGGCACAACCGGGAGTCCTCTATGACAGCGCGTTATCTCGGAATGAATCGCAGTGATGGCCTGACGGTCACTGACCTTGAGCATATCAGCCAGAGTATCGGCGATATCCTGCGCACACCGGTCGGCTCACGGGTGATGCGTCGTGATTACGGCTCGTTGCTGGCATCAATGATTGACCAGCCGCAGACCCCGGCGCTTGAGTTGCAGATTAAGGTCGCCTGTTACATGGCAGTGCTGAAATGGGAACCCCGCGTCACCCTGTCATCCGTCACCACGGCGCGCAGTTTTGACGGGCGAATGACGGTCACGTTAACCGGTCAGCACAACGACACCGGCCAGCCACTTTCGTTAACCATCCCTGTGAGTTGAAACCATGCCGATTATCGACCTGAACCAGCTACCCGCACCGGATGTGGTCGAGGAGCTGGACTTTGAAACCATTCTTGCCGAACGCAAGGCGACACTGATTTCCCTTTACCCGGAAGACCAGCAGGAGGCGGTCGCCCGTACCCTGACGCTTGAATCTGAGCCTCTCGTCAAACTGCTGGAGGAAAATGCTTATCGTGAGCTTATCTGGCGTCAGCGTGTGAATGAGGCCGCACGGGCGGTGATGCTGGCCTGTGCTGCCGGTAATGACCTTGATGTGATTGGTGCCAATTACAACACCGCGCGCCTGATTATCACCCCGGCAGATGATTCGACCCTCCCGCCGACACCGGCCGAGATGGAATCTGACACCGATTATCGTCTGCGTATTCAGCAGGCGTTTGAAGGTTTAAGCGTCGCCGGGTCGGTGGGGGCCTATCAGTATCATGGTCGAAGTGCCGACGGGCGTGTCGCAGATATCTCTGTCACCAGTCCTTCTCCGGCCTGCGTCACCATCTCTGTGCTGTCACGTGAAAATAACGGTGTCGCATCCGAAGACCTGCTGGCGGTGGTGCGTAACGCCCTTAATGGCGAGGACGTCAGGCCGGTAGCCGACCGCGTGACCGTGCAGTCTGCCGCCATCGTTGAATACCAGATAAACGCCACGCTTTACCTTTACCCTGGTCCCGAAAGCGAACCCATCCGCGCTGCCGCCGTGAAAAAACTGGAAGCGTACATCACGGCACAGCACCGGCTGGGGCGCGACATCCGTCTGTCTGCCATTTATGCCGCTTTGCATGTGGAAGGCGTGCAGCGTGTCGAACTGGCTGCACCACTGGCCGACATTGTGCTCAACAGTACGCAGGCGTCTTTCTGTACCGAATACCGCGTCGTGACCGGAGGCTCGGATGAGTGATTCGCGCCTGCTGCCGACCGGCTCATCACCGCTTGAAGTCGCCGCCGCAAAAGCCTGTGCGGAAATTGAAAAAACGCCGGTCAGTATTCGTGATCTGTGGAACCCGGATACCTGTCCGGCAAATCTGCTGCCGTGGCTGGCGTGGGCGTTTTCGGTCGACAGGTGGGATGAAAAGTGGCCGGAAGCGACCAAACGCGCCGTTATTCGCGATGCCTATTTCATCCACTGTCATAAAGGCACTATAGGTGCAATCCGGCGTGTGGTGGAGCCGCTGGGCTATCTCATCAACGTGACGGAGTGGTGGGAAACCAGTGACCCGCCAGGCACCTTCCGGCTTGATATTGGCGTACTGGAAAGCGGCATCACAGAGGCAATGTATCAGGAAATGGAACGGCTTATTGCTGATGCCAAACCTGCAAGCCGTCATCTTATTGGCCTGAACATTACCCGGGATATTCCCGGCTACCTGTTCGCCGGTGGTGTGGCTTACGACGGCGATGTAATTACGGTTTACCCCGGATAAGTGAGGAATAATGAGCACAAAATTCAAAACCGTTATCACCACTGCCGGTGCAGCAAAGCTGGCAGCGGCAACCGCACCGGGAGGGCGGAAGGTCAACATTACCACGATGGCCGTCGGGGATGGCGGTGGTAAATTGCCTGTCCCGGATGCCGGACAGACCGGGCTTATCCATGAAGTCTGGCGACATGCGCTGAACAAAATCAGCCAGGACAAACGAAACAGTAATTATATTATCGCAGAGCTGGTTATTCCGCCGGAGGTGGGCGGTTTCTGGATGCGTGAACTTGGCCTGTACGATGATGCGGGAACGCTAATTGCCGTGGCGAACATGGCCGAAAGTTATAAGCCAGCCCTTGCCGAAGGCTCAGGGCGTTCGCAGACCTGCCGCATGGTCATCATCGTCAGCAGTGTGGCCTCAGTGGAGCTGACCATTGACACCACAACGGTGATGGCAACGCAGGATTACGTTGATGACAAAATTGCAGAACATGAACAGTCACGACGTCACCCTGACGCCTCGCTGACCGCAAAAGGTTTTACTCAGTTAAGCAGTGCGACCAACAGCACGTCTGAAACACTGGCTGCAACTCCGAAAGCGGTTAAGGCCGCATATGACCTTGCTAACGGGAAATATACCGCACAGGACGCTACCACCGCGCGAAAAGGCCTTGTTCAGCTCAGTAGTGCGACTAACAGCACGTCTGAAACGCTCGCCGCAACGCCGAAAGCGGTAAAGGCAGCATATGACCTTGCTAACGGGAAATACACTGCACAGGATGCCACAACAGCGCGAAAAGGCCTTGTTCAGCTCAGTAGCGCCACCAACAGCGATTCTGAAACGCTTGCGGCAACGCCAAAGGCGGTTAAGACAGCATATGACCTTGCTAACGGGAAATACACTGCACAGGATGCCACCACGGCGCGAAAAGGTCTTGTCCAGCTCAGTAGCGCCACCAACAGTGATTCTGAAACGCAGGCTGCAACGCCAAAGGCGGTGAAGTCTGCCTATGACAATGCTGAAAAACGTCTTCAGAAAGATCAGAACGGTGCGGATATTCCGGGAAAGGATACCTTCACGAAAAATATCGGTGCCTGTCGTGCTTATAGCGGCGCTTTGAGCACTGAAGCCGGAAACTGGACAACCGCTCAGTTTATTGAATGGCTGGATTCCCGTGGTGCATTTAATCATCCGTACTGGATGTGCAAAGGCTCCTGGTCATATGCAAATAACAAAATCATTACGGATACTGGCTGTGGCAATATTCATCTTGCTGGCGCTGTTATTGAGGTAATGGGCATAAAGTCTGCAATGACTATTCGTATTACCACACCAACAACATCAAGCGGTGGGGGCGCTACAAGCGCGCAATTTACTTATATTAACCACGGGGACAACTATGCTCCTGGCTGGCGGCGTGACTGGAACCGTTACGGCGATTCTATGTCTGGAACTATTAATCAGGATAGTGGAAGCCAGAATGCCTATATGTCTACGGCCTTATGTTCCGGCACCAGAGGCGGCAAAAAATATCTCAGAAAGTTTCGTGGTGGAGAAGGAGACACTATCTGGCATGAAACAGTACAGGGCGGGGTAATTCGCTGGGCGACAGGTAATACTGATGCTCAGGAAGAATTATCACTCAGCTCTGCTTATGGTCTTCGTTCAAGAGGTGAAATTACATCGCTCAGTGCTAATGGTCTGCGCATTGCTTATGGCAATTATGGATTCTTTATCAGGAATGATGGCGGCAGCACATATTTAATGCTGACGGCCTCTGGCGATAAATTTGGAACATGGAACGGTTTAAGACCGCTGACTATCAATAACGCCAATGGCGGAGTGTCAATGGGGCATGGCCTGAGTGTTACTGGACGTGTTAACCCATCAGATTACGGAAATTTTGATTCCCGCTATGTGAAAGATGTTCGCCTGGGTACGCGTGTTGTTCAGACCATGCAAAAAGGCGTGATGTATGAGAAATCAGGCCATGTAATTACAGGGCTTGGCATTGTCGGCGAAGTTGATGGCGATGATCCGGCAGTATTCAGACCAATACAAAAATACATTAATGGCACATGGTATAACGTCGCACAGGTG